CTTGTGTCTGAAGACATTCTCAAAGACGCAACATTTGATTGGAATACCGTATCGGAGTACGTCAGGGCATGGGACATGTTCAAATCCGTGCCCATGAAACAGATGTGCGAGTGGGAAAGGCTTATGAACGAAAAGACCGAGTATATGCGTACGCTCAAATACAATGCGGAAACCGCAGATGAGATTGAGAAAAGGCTTTTGTCCAATACCAAACTGTACAGTGAATATGAGGAAATCATGGCACGACTTGTACAGGAAGGTGAGGGCGGAACCATGATGGGCGGCGGAATGGAAAGTCTTACTGAACGCGGTGAAATCTGATGTGGAACGACAGAAGGGAATTTACGCTTGCCAAAATACCCAAGCTCCATCCTATGAGCCATGGGTATCTCGATTTTTGGCGAGAGGAAAAGAAAAAAGTAATTGAAGGAGTATGGATAAACGGAGTATGGTGTCCGCCACAACTCTACCATTACCTTAATTATTCAACAATAGTCCTTGGCGAAAAGAAGATAAGAAAGAAAGACAGGCCATGGGACCTTGATTACGTATGGGACCTGGCTTATTATTGGATAGAGGCACGTGGAATCTCAGGTTTTGAAAAAGTCGGGGATGTAGATGACATCCGTTCATTTTTAAGACAACGGCATAATGAGGATCTCGGAAAACCATTATACAACAACCAAGCAAGGAACCTGCTTGTTATGGGCCCTCGTGGTTGGGGGAAGTCTTATTGGGCTGCTAATATCGCTGCTCATGAATATCTTACAGATGGACAACGGGAATATGTACCAGGAGAAGTTCCAAGAGAAACGGCCGAGATCATGCTCAGCGCCTATAACGCCCCATACGTCAATGACCTTATTACAAAAATACAGGACGTCTTAAACAACTATCCCGGCGGCATGGAAGTCAACGGGATATATTACCCACCGCCTTTTGCCAAAACCCTTTCGGGTACGTGGATGATAGGTAAGAAAGTAGAAAACTACTATAAGAAAAAGATAGGTGGTAAATGGCAATGGATGGGGACAAGGTCTTGTTTTAAGCCACGTGTCTACAAGGACAAACCTTTGGCGGGTGTCGGAGGTCGTAATACCCTGAAAATCGGAGAAGAGATCGGGGTTTGGGAAAACCTACTTGAATCGCATTTTGCAGATGAGAATACTCAAAGACTTAATAACTATAAGTTTGGGTCTACCCTTTATATCGGTACTGGTGGTGACATGGTGGGCGGCGGAACACTTGCCGCACAAAAAATGTTCTATGACCCTGAGACTTATGACTGCCTGGTGTTTGACGATGTTTATGAGAATAGAGGCAGAATAGGCCTGTTCTTTCCATCGTCATATACGAAGATAAACTACAAGGATCCGTTGGGTAACACCAACCATCAGCTTGCCAAACTAGGCGAGGAAGAGGAGCGTGAAAAGAAGAAGACTGCCAAAGACGCAAGTGCATATGATGAATACGTTGTTTATAACCCGCTGGTTCCCAGCGAGGTATTCCTGTCAAAAACTAATAATATTTTCCCTCTTAAGGATCTTCAGTACACTCTGGCTCACATCGAGACTAGCAAACTGGCTGATGCTGAATGGGTAGGGGATCTTGTATTGACAGCTGATGGAGAAGTTGACTGGGTCAATAACTCTAAAAACAGACCGATACATGATTTTCCTTTGAAGGCAGAAGCCAACACTGAAGGATCCGTAGTGGTATATGAACATCCTAAAAAGGATGACGATCATATTATTCCGTGGGGTAGGTACATAGGAGGTATTGACCCTTATGACCACGACAAATCCAAATCAGGATCTTTAGGATCCATGATAGTTCTTGACAATCTGACCAATAGGATAGTTGCAGAATATTCCGGACGTCCTGAAACTGCAAATGACTTTTATGAAATATGCCGTAGACTTGCAGTATATTATAATGCAATAACCCTGTATGAGAACGAGAAAAAAGGGGTATTCACTTATTTTGAAGCTGCGGGATCTTTGCATTATCTTGCCAAACAACCTAAACTTATCCGTGATGTAGTACAAGGATCCACTGTTGACAGAGGATATGGTATGCATATGCCCTTGGAAATCAAACGTTACGGAGAAGGATTGATAAATACTTGGCTTAGAAGGGTTTATGAAGGTGATGTAAAAGTCGCGCATAAGATAAGATGTGTTCCTTTGCTTAAAGAACTTATCATGTACAATACTGAAGGCAACTTTGACCGTGTAATGGCTTTAATGCTAGCACTTTATCAAAAAGAAGAACTTCGTAAGTATGATGTAAAACTTGAAGAAAAGGCAAAAAACTTCCTTGAGCAGGATTTTTTTAAAACTGGATTTGTAAAAGGTTCGAAACCAAGACCTTTCTTTACTCTTTAATATGCTATAGGGTGAGTATTAATTTCATACCTACGGAAAACGTCGTTTGCAGAGTTTTATTAAATTTGTAAATTCCCCTAATTAGAGGATAATGGAAATATACTACACAAATAAGGCACTGATGCCGAGACAGAAAGTCTCGCGGTCAGTGAAGGAAACCACGAAATGGAAGTACGATTGTGTAAATGCCGTAATTGCGACTACCAAACTCAAGGATACCAAACGTCGTAGGACGATCAGTGAACGGAAGAGAAATTACGACCTTTTCAACAATAAGATAGATGAGGCTCATTTCAGGCATATTACGAATCCTTTCAACATCAGCCGTGAGGGTGCTAATACTTTTAAGTTACCTGCTACTCTTCAGCCTTATGATATTCTTTTTCCTATTTTCAATGTGCTTTTTGGCGAAGAGCATAAGCGTTTTTTCAACCCTGTTGTACGGGTGGTTAATGACTCTGCTATAAAAGAAAAAGAAGAGATGACCAAAGAGGCGGTATTAAGCGCCTTGCAAGAATACCTTTTAAGGAACGTACAGCCTAACCCCGAGAATCCTGAAGAACCGCCTCCCACACCCGAGGATGTCATAAAGAATGCTTACAAAAGCATTAAGGACATGCGCGAGGAAACGGCAAACTTGTTTCTTCAATATTACAAGAAACGCTACCGTCTAAAAGACGAGTTTGCAAAAGGATGGAAAGACTGGTTGCTTTGCGGCGAGGAGTTCTATTCTGTAGAACAGATAGCCAATGAAGTATCCATCCGCAGGGTCAACCCCTTGCAGGTGTATTTTTTCATTCCGGAAAATACGGATTCTGTTGAAGAAGCTTCACAGATCCTTGAACAGAATTACATGACCGTCAACCAATTGATTGACGAGTTTTATGAATACCTCACACCGCAGCAGATAGACGAGTTGGAGATGTATTATGCCAACTATTTTCCTGGTAATGAGATCATCAACCCGATGACCATCCGTACCGTGGAAAGTATCTATAACTTCGAAGGTGAGGAATACGCACTTGACAGGATTCCTGTTTTCCGTGTAAGATGGAAGTCCTTTCGCAAAGTGGGTAATTTCTATTACATCGATCCTCAAACAGGAGAAGAGCAACAGATCCTTGTTGATGAATCATGGCAATGGGACAGGCAAGATCCTACACAAAGGATTGAGTGGTTCTGGATTTCTGAATACTGGGAAGGTATCCGCATAGGCGCGGACATGTACATCGACGAGATGATACGCCGCCGTCCGCAGCAGTTCAGGACTATGGACAACCTTTCAAAATGTAAATCAGGATATGTCGGACGCATATGCTCGGCAATCAACTCACAGTCCACTTCATTGATGGACCGTATAGTTCCATGGCTTTACCTTTATTTCATCCTTTGGTATGATACTGAACTTGCGCTTGCCACCAACATAGGTAAGATTGCAGTAATCGACGTATCGACAATACCAGACGGATGGGATGTTGAAAAATGGTTTTACTACGCACGCGCGATGCGCGTAGGGTTTGTAAACTCCATGAACGAGGGTAACAAACGGATGGGTATCAACCAGAATATGTCTACCTTGAACAAGGAACTCAACCTTGAGATGGGTAACTACATCCAGTTCAACATCCAGTTGCTTCAGGAGATTGAAAGGAAGATACAGAATACCGCAGGTGTTCCTCCACAACGTCTTGGTGCAATCAGCAGCCAGGAACTTGTAGGAAACGTAGAACGTAGTCTGATGCAATCAAGTCTTGTCACTGAAGATCTTTTCAGGATGCATACCCTTACCAAACTTGACGCATGTTCGGCTATACTCGAAGTTGCCAAAGATGTATATAAAAGCGGTTCAAAAACCTTGCAATACGTCACTGATGATTTGCAGGATATTCTTTTCCAGATAGACGGTGATACGTTCAACAACGCTGATTATGGCGTGTTTGTAACGGATGACATGAAGGATATGGAAGTCCTTGAGGCTATGAAAGCACACGCCAAGTTTGCGTTGCAAAACGACCAAATGGCATTTTATCAATTAGCCGATATATATACAACCGAATCAGTAAGTGCCGTACGTAGTGAATTAAAGAGGTACTACGAATCCAAGCAACAGCAGTTGCAGGCGCAACAGCAACAACAGGTTGAAGTACAACAGCAACAGATCGCGGCACAGCAGCAGATGCATGCTGAGGATATGGAGTTGAAACGTTATATGAGCGATAGTACGAATGAAACGAAGATACAGGTAGCGCAGATAGGTGTTTTCAGTCGTCAACAAGAACTTGATTTGAATGGCGATGGTATACCAGATCCTGTTGAATTGGCTGGCCAGGCTCTTAAAGAGCGTGAAGCGCAGTCCAAAGAATTCATTGAACGACTCAAACTCCAAGCAGAGCAAATCAAACTCTCTTCCGAGAAAACGCTTAAGCAGCGGGAACTTGACATTAAGACAAAAGAAATTGCTTCAAGAGAGAAGATTGCGTCAGAAAAAGCCCAAACAGCCTTGAAAGTTGCAAAAACCAATAAGAACAAGTACGACAAATAATGGTCGACAGGAGGATTGCCGACATACACAATAACAAACGTGCCAAGAAAGGGTACAAGTATTACTCGGACGATGGCAAGGTTTACATAGGGCTTGAGACAGGAAGGTTGAAGCTCTATGAACCTGTTGCTACCACTACGGTACAAAACATAACGAATACAACAATAGAGTCAACAGGTGTGCAATCTGTTACAGGATTGAACACGGACAACACGGATCCTGCGAATCCCGTCATACAGATAGCTGTTGACGGAATTACCATAACAGGACTTGGTACGTTAGTCAGTCCTCTTGTAGCGACACCTTCGACAGGAGGTGTTACATCAGTGACTGATGACGGGAATGGAGTGGTGACAGTAGACAATACCGTACCTACCGCGCCAGTCATACAGTTCCAAGGTGTGAATGTAGATGGTGTCACGATAACAGGTGACGGTACTTTTGGAAATCCGTTGGTTTCCGCATTAAGTGGGATAAAAACAGCTTTGCCTTTTACAACTGATCATATAACTGCAACAGGAAATCCATATTTGATTGGCGATGTTGTTTATTACAGTGGTAATATTTACTTATGCATAGCCAATAATGATTCAATTATTCCAACCAGTGCCCTTTATTGGACAAATCTTGGTGCAGGATATCCTCTTGTACAACAACCGGTAGATTGGAATTCTACAAGCGGTAATAACCAGATTTTAAATAAACCGACTATTTCAACAGGTGACATATTAAGTCCGTTACTATTAATGGGAGGATGACATGCCGATAGCATACAAGATATTGGGGCAGGATGCTCCGCTAGCAACCACGGAGGTGGATCTTTACACGGTTCCTGCTGCTACAAATACAGTAGCAAGTAGTGTGACCATAACCAATCGCGGCTCAACTATTGCTACCTTTAGAGTAGCCGTGGTACAGGGTGGTGGTGTTACAGGACCTAGACACTATCTTTATTACGACCTTCCTCTTGCAGGTTATGATACTTTCATAGCAACAATAGGTGTTACCATGGAGACAACTGACGTGGTGAGGGCATACGCGTCTTCAGCAAACCTAACATTCCAACTCTTTGGATCAGAGATAACATAATGCAAGGATACGCAGGATATAACATAATGGACAGTGCTGTCACGATAAAGGACGGCGCAAACCTTGACGCATTCTCACGATTTAGGGTTAGCAATCCCCTCATTCTACATAACTCCCAGTTCACCTATGACCTTGCCCCGCTTATCATGGAGCAAATTACACTAGGGACTGGAGCTACGGTAACCTACGACAGCACAAACAGGTGTGCTTTAATGACATTCAGCTCTACCCCTACAGGCGGTAAGGCTTATATGCAGAGTTATGAGTACCTTCCATATCAGCCAGGCAGGTCCCAACTGATATTTGTCACATTCAATATGGTGGCGGCTGTTGCCAATACTCTTAAGTTTGCAGGTTATTCAGATGGAGTAAACGGAGTTGAATTCCAAAACAACGGAACAGATAACCAATTCGTGGTGTATTCAGCGTCTGCTCTTGGTAATGAAACAGTGACCCAGACCAACTGGAACCTGGATAAGCTTGATGGC